CCGACGTGGGGTCCCAATAGCAGTATCGCTACTGCTATCCATCCTTTTCACATCAGGAGGTTTCATACTACCGTGACCCGCAAGCCATTTTCTCCTAAGACGGTTACAGTGACAAAACGGGTGAAAAAGCCGTTTTACCGGACCAAATCTGGCCGGAAAAAGCGAACTTTTACACCTCATAATGTCATTGTGACCCCAAAGGTGGAGTGGTTTTTGGGTAAAGGGGCGCTTACTAAGAAAAAGGTTAGTTCAATTACTTCCCTTTCTCTTGGTTTTGCGCCCGATCCTGGTAAAGTTTACCAGGCACGTGCGTATGAATTTGCTGCTAGTGCTAAACCTGGCATTGAGAAATTCGCCTATATGGTTTTTGGACCTAGTTTTATGGGCTCTTTGGCACTTGCCTTAAACCCATATTCGAAAGTCCAATTTCCAACGGCGAAGATCACCCCAGTGAATCGTGTTACGGTCCTTCAGTGCATATCGTCTGAACCGAGGAGTACGAGAAGTATTCAACGGAACACACAGTGCTCTAATGGACCTGACTTAACAACGGTTAACGATCAATTTGATCGCACCCCTGTTGAGTGCACGACAACAACCTTCTCGGATAATACGTTGAATTTCCAAACTCAACCTATGATTCCGGGAAAGCGTTCTGATACGACTATTCGTACCAGACCTCTCGATTCTAAGTTCGGAGAATTTGAACTCTTCGTTCCTAAAATCGATAGTCCTTCGAGATTTACTTATTCTCGGGGGATTAATGTTTCTGAAGCAGTTGTCGGAGGTACCGGGGCACGTTATACCCAAGTATCAAATTCTGACAATGTGCTGAGAAACGTGAGTGTGGGGCCAGGTTTGTGGTTGCCTAAAGCCGACTCTGACGCTGTGTATGCATCTGAAGTGGCATCTGCTGCCAATAAAATGGCAGCAAATGGCTTGAAACTGATAAACATGTGTTTACCAGAAGTCAAGAAATTTCAGCTTGCATACAACATCGCCGAACTCAAAGATCTTCCTATGATGTTGAGGAATACCGTTGAGTTGCTGCGGACTCCATCCACCGTCCTTGATTTCAAGGGCGCTGGTAACCAATACTTAAACTATAAGTTTGGTTGGGATTCTACAGTTTCGGCCGTTAAGCAAATGTTGCTGCTCCCTCAGAAGATCGCCGATCATGTTAACTACCTGATCGAGCGAAGGGGACTAGCCACAAACTACAAATCCTCTATGAAGGGGATTAGTAGTATGGACAGCACTCCAGGTTTCTTCTACAACTTGGTGTCCGGAGAATCGTTGAAAAGCTTCGGAGTAGTAACCCGAAGGGAATGGAGCCTTAGATGTGCTCTAAACCTAACAACGCATTTTCCGACCATCGAGGTGCCTAAGCTTCGTCATGAACTTCTTGACGCGGCTTGGGGGTCTAGCCTAACTCCAGGTGACATCTATAATCTTGTCCCCTGGACTTGGTTAGTTGATTGGTTCTCTGGCATCGGTGATTATGTCCAACTTATGGACACTCTTACCTTTGACAATAGCACCTTCAACTATGGTTTCCTTACCTATACTTCTAGAGGTAATGCAACCGCTAGCCTAGATGTTGAGACCTCAATTGGAGAGACACGTATCTATCAGCCGCCGTTTACATTCACGAGTAGATCTACTATTCTACCGTGGTGTTTTTCGTCGGCCTATAGCTACCGATATCAGAAGAGAATCGATATCAGTACTCTCCAAAATGTGAAGACCTTTAGCCGAACGTCAACTCTGACGTCCGGCCAATTAGCGATCTTGGGTGCTCTTCTAACGAAGTTCATCCATAGTTAGCATGGCATGGTGCTATGCTAATTTACCTAGTAAGGAGCAGTTGTGCTTATTGATCCGATTACCGTAGCAGCCGCAGCCCCAACCCCCGCTTTGAATTTTTACGTTATTCGAAGCGATGGTTATGGCACCGAACGCAAACATGATGGCACAGATAAGTATTATCTGACCTTCAACCATAGTTCGGGGAAGGCGGGCGATCGTCACTATATGCAAATAAAGTTGACGAAAGACGCTGTTTCCCCTTACACTGGACTGACATCTCAGCAAACTGCTGGGGTGTCATTGTCTGTTTCGGTTCCGCCTTTTGGCTTCACTTCCGCCGATATGGTGGCTCTTGTGAAGGCATTGACGGATACTTTGGCTGACACGGACGTGACTTCAGCGAAGTTTCTCAACTTCCAATCTTGAGAGTAGACGTTCTCTCTTATTGATCGGGCTTGAGATCCTTCACATTCGGGGTGCTATGGCGCTCCGTAAGGAGAACCAATGCAATCCCTCTATGATGAAGTCCTAAAATCGTTACTTCTTTCGATTTTGAGACTTCTACTGAGGTCATTGATCAGAGCAGCGTTGATATTAGATAATCAGATCAAAACTAAGCCTGGGTCGACTCTTCCAGGGGTTTATCACCCTGATGAAGACCTTCCCGGTACACTTAGTCTGATTACTGACATCGGCGTTTTAGGCGATAAACACAATAAGTGATTATCGCTGCTCTGAGGATCATATGAGCGCGACTCGGAATGCTTAACCTCAAGGAGGTAGCATGAAAAGTCCGCCCATTTTGGGACTCCTAATCAGTCTTTTGACAGACGTCAAAAGACTGGAACCTGATGTGAAAGGACTCGACCGTGATATTCTCACGATCAAGGCACGCTTCAAACACGAGGGAAACGGCTTTTTATCCGTCGCCCTTGCCGCTCTATGCGATTCCGTTGACTACGGGCTCGCGTATGGCGGATTTGCCTGCCCAAGCCACTTTTCACGTTGTGGCGAAGGAGCTCTCCCGAAATTGTTTTCGGGTTTGCTGTGCAAAGTGTTTGATGAAAAATCCGGAAATCTTAAAGAGTGTCCCCCTATCGGGGTTATTAAGTGCCTACGTGAGGCCCTTAAGCTCTTTAAGAAGCTCCGACTCGGTGATGCCAGGGACAAAACCCTGCACATCAAAGCAGTTGGAGCTTTCTGGGATGCAGAACGCCGAATATCAGAATCGAAGTTCGATTCTATACGCGTCGATCTGCTCTCACGTGTCGGAGGATTTGTCTTATCTTCACTTGGTTCTTACGAACCAGATAAGATACGTCCCCGACATGGTCCGGGTGCCGTTTATGAGGGAGTTGCTAGCAACCAGAAGTGGCTGCTCGCCTGTCAGGGCATTCTTGATGAATCCCTTGACATCTGTACCTTCGGCTTTGATTCGTTCCTCGCGTCTGATAGAGGCGAAGAAGTCTCAAAGGTTCAGATCGGTATTGATGGTTTTTCCATCAATACTTTGTCTGGACTTTCTGAAGTTACAGGCTCTACTGATAAACCGTCTTGTAGCGGCTTCGCGAGACTCGT